CCTTGATATTAAAACTTTCCAATCTATCTTAAAACCCCCCCTGTGTCCCAAATACTATGGCATTCAACTCCGTCCGCAATTACCTTGCAGAACGAATCTTTCGCGTAAAACACGAATGGCAACGCTACATGTCCCACGACTCTGACCCAGAACAAACACTTGAATCTTACAAAGATTCAGATTTTGACCGTTATCGACGTGCTCAACAATTTCTTCCTACTTTAGAAGAAAAGCGCATCATGCTACAATCCGAATACGATAAACTCGTCTCCGCTATGCAAATCGACAATGAAACGAAGCACCAACCCTTCGAATTACATCAATATGTTCCGTCAAACCTACCCTATCGTACCGACAGACTTCCCGCCCCTGGCATCAAATCCGTCCCACTAATGTACCACTCCGGCAACGTTATACACGCTGACCCCGCCACATCCCGTCCCCTCGCTCCTGATTCTGAAACCGACGCTGAAGAATCCTACCTCCCCGGTGATATAGACTATGGACCCATCATTGATGACCGACTCTACTCTCTTGTCATACAACGATATCCAGAATATCTACCCTATATCAATAAATACTGCCGTCCTGCTGGAACAACTGACGCCACCTTCCGTGACTTCAATAAACCACAGAAAGAAACGCAGCCCCTCGTTCTCGAACGAAAGGAACACGTACTCTCCTTATGTACATACTTCCTTGACGCTACCCCCTTTCTTCCTCTACATTTCGTAGACACACAGTACGCCAAAACCCCTCTCACCACTGGCACCGGATACCACAATCGCTTCTCCTACAAAGCACGCGCTCACGCTAAGTACTCGTCTCCTAAAGAATACTCTGACAGACCCACGTCTAAAGGCTATTTTTATAACGCTACTTATGAAAACGCACGTACGCTCGTTCACCAAATTAAGGCTAATGGTCTCCCCTTTAACCTTCATTTCGCGCCTGAGAATACCGATCTTACCGATGAACAAATCCAACTCTACATTGCAAAGTGTAATGATTTCTTCAACGACTACCCGACACTCCTCTTTACTCGTAATCACATATCTGACCGTGACAAGACTCTCAAAGTCCGTCCCGTCTACGCTGTTGATGATCTTTTCATCATCATAGAACTGATGCTGACCTTCCCTCTCCTCGTTCAAGCTCGAAAACCTTCCTGCTGCATTATGTATGGCCTCGAAACTATCCGTGGATCCAACCACTATTTAGATCGACTCGCCCGCTCCTACTCCACTTTCTTCACGATTGACTGGTCTGGCTATGACCAACACCTACCCCGTGTTATCACCGACCTCTATTATACCGACTTCCTCCGTCGTTTAATCGTCATATCACATGGATATCAGCCCACTTACGACTATCCCAC